TGTTCGTAAAACGGCTGATGCGACTTATGTATTCTATCGCGTAGCTGGTTAATATTAATCCCCCGCTTCGGCGGGGATTTTATAGGGGAATAGATTATGGGTAATACCAAATCAATGGGCGTAGCTTTTGAAGATCAAGATTTAAAAAGTTCAAGTAATATCTACGCTTTGGCTGGTACAGGTCAAATTGGTTACAATACTGGCTCAAGTAGTACAGCACCGTCAACCGTTACACAAGCTACAAGTAAATCAACAGGCGTAACAATTAACGCATCTGTTGGTCAAATTGTGACTAATAACGCTGCATTGGCGGCTGCTGCCGAAGTAGCTTTTGTTGTTACTAATAGCGCTATAAGTGCTTATGATGTACCAGTTGTTGCAATAGCAAGCGGCGCTGCTACCGCAGGAACGTATTTACTTTCTGTTGCTACGGTTGCTGCGGGTTCATTTACTATTGTAATTACAAACGCAAGTACAGGTAGTTTAAGTGAAGCATTAACTTTAAATTTTGCAACTATTCACGTCGCACAGGCTTAATTTATTTTTAATTAAAATTAGGGGGCAGTACGCCCCCTACCGAATAAACTATGACTATATATTTAAAACATCCTGACCACGGTAGTAAAGTTGCTACGATGGAACAAGAAGCAGAATATGATGAACAAAATGGCTGGGTGCGTTATACTGACAATACGCCATCTGAAAAAGAAGTGATTGCGGCTCCAGTCAATACGTTGGAAGTAAAAAGACGTCGTAAAACTATCGAGTAAAGGGTGAGTTATGGCAATTTATACCGCCAACGATCAAATTAATGGGGCGTTACGTCTATTAGGAGTATTGGCTGAAGGTGAAACGCCATCTGCCGCCACATCGCAAGATGCTTTAACAGCTTTAAATCAAATGATTGATTCGTGGAATACAGAACGATTATCAATATTTTCTACGCAAGACCAAGTATTTAGTTGGCCACCTAATGTATTAAGTAGAACGCTAGGGCCTTCAGGTGATTTTGTAGGTAATCGACCTGTTTTAATAGACGACGCCACATATTTTCGTGATCCTGCCAACAATATATCTTTTGGTATTAAGATTATTAATCAACAGCAATATGATGGTATTGCTGTTAAAACAGTTACTAGCACATATCCGCAAGTGATATGGATTAATATGTCGTACCCTAATATTGAAATGTATGTCTATCCTAAACCTACTAAAGTGTTGGAATGGCATTTTATTTCAGTTGATGAGTTAACACAGCCCGCTACGCTTGCAACTAATATATTGTTCCCGCCAGGCTATTTAAGAGCGTTTAAATATAATTTGGCTTGTGAGTTTGCAGCTGAGTTTGGTGTAGAGCCAAGCCCACAAGTATCACGAATTGCAATGGCGTCTAAGCGTAACCTAAAACGTATTAACAACCCAGATGATATTATGTCATTACCATACAGTATTGTTGGCACACGCCAACGATACAATATATTCGCAGGAAATTATTAAGGATAAATCATGGCCACGATTGCTATTTCAGCTTTACCTATTGCAACAAATCAAGCTGGTGCTGATGTATTGCCAATTGTGCAAGCATCTACTAGCACGACTAAACAATTATCCATAACCAATTTATTTACTAGCCCTACGCTTGTTACACCTGCGCTTGGCACGGTTGCGTCAGGTAATATTTCTGCTTGCACTAGCACTAGTATGGTAATGGTTACACCAGTATTAGGTACGCCAACATCGGGTAATATATCTAATTGCTCAGGTAGTCCAACATTGACTAGCTTAACTGCTGCAGGCACGATTGTTTCAATTGGCACAGCAGGCATAGGTTACGCAACTGGAGCTGGCGGCGCAGTTACACAAATAACTAGCCGAACTACAGGCGTAACATTAAACAAAACAACGGGCGCAATTACATTATTTAGCGCTGCGGGAACAACGACAGCAGCAACTTTTACGGTAACAAATAGCACAGTAGCCGCAACTGACGTAATTATTTTGAATCAAAAATCAGGTACAGATTTATATAATTTAATGGTGACCGCTGTTGCTGCGGGTAGTTTTAACATTAGTTTTAGAACTACAGGTGGTACAACTACAGAAACGCCCGTGTTTAGTTTTGCAGTAATTAAAGGCGTAATTGCCTAAACAATGAAAACCCCGATTTTAGGTCAATCGTATGTTGCACGTAGCATTAATGCGGCAAACGCCCGTATGGTTAACCTGTTCCCTGAAGTTGTAACTGAAGGCGAAGAAACAGGGTACTTACAACGCGCGCCTGGGTTAAAGTTTTTACAAAGCATAGGTGCTGGCCCTATTCGAGCGTTGTGGGCGCATCAAACAAACGGCGCAGATTTCTATGTAGTATCAGGGCAAGGATTCTATAAGCTAACAGGCACTACAGCTACACCAATGTTTTTAGGCACCGTAACTGGTACAGGCCCCGTATCTATTGCTGATAATGGCACGCAAATATTCTTAGCGTGTAACCCCGATGGTTTTATCTACAACGAAGTAACAGGCGTATTTGCTAAGATTATAGATCCTGATTTTGCAGGCGCTGTAACCGTATCGTACTTAGATGGCTATTTTGTGTTTAATCAGCCTAACAGCCAAATAATATGGGTTTCCCAATTATTAGACGGTACATCCGTTGACCCGTTAGACTTTGCTAGCGCTGAAGGTTCACCTGACGGCGTAGTTGCGCTCATATCCGATCACCGTGAGTTATGGGTATTCGGTACTGATTCTGTAGAAGTTTGGTATGACTCAGGTGCAGCCGACTTTCCTCTAACACGTATTCAAGGTGCTTTTAATGAGATTGGTTGCGTTGCACCATTTTCAGTTGCTAAGTTAGACAACGGCTTATTTTGGCTAGGCACAGATGCTCGTGGTCAAGGTATTGTCTACCGTGCTAACGGCTACACAGGCGTTCGGGTTTCTACCCATGCAATTGAGTGGCAAATACAACAGTACGGCAATATATCTGATGCAGTAGCGTATACCTATCAGCAAGACGGTCATGCGTTCTATGTAATTAGTTTCCCGACAGGCAACGCTACATGGGTGTATGACGTGTCTACGCAGGCGTGGCATGAACGCGCAGGCTTTACTGACGGCAATTTTACAAGGCACCGTAGCAATAACCAATGTAACTTTGGCGGCACAATTATTGTTGGTGACTTTGATAACGGCAGTATTTATCAACTTGATTTAGAAACTTACGCCGATAACGGGCAACCTCAAAAATGGTTACGTTCTTGGCGCGCTTTAATGCCAGGGCAAAATAACTTTAAACGTACCGCACAACATACTTTGCAACTTAACGCTGAAACAGGCGTTGGGTTAGAGTTATACCCAGCATACGACGCTGAAGATTTAATAACAGAAGATGGCAAAGAAATTACGGCTGAGTACATACAACTTAGTTTAGCTACGCAAGCTGGATTAGAATTAACTACAGAAGCTAATGATAATTTTGAAATTATAGGTACTAACACAACCAGTAATGATATTAATGGCTATATTTTAGCAACTAATGGATATGACGCTGCGCCTGGATATAATCCGCAAGCTATGTTGCGTTGGTCAGATGATGGTGGCCACACATGGTCAAATGAACATTGGTCGTCAATGGGCAAGATTGGTCAATATGGATTCCGTACTTTTTGGCGTCGGCTTGGTATGACTCTTAAATTGCGTGATCGTGTCTATGAAGTGTCAGGCACCGATCCAGTAAAGATAGCCATTACCAACGCTGAAATACTGTTGTCGCCAACTAATGCCTGATCCAATTAACATTACGCAGATTCCTGCGCCTAGAGTTGAGTTAATAGATCCACGCACAGGCTTAATGTCACGGGAGTGGTTTAGGTTCTTTAACAACATTTATTCAATTGTAGGCGCTAACTTAGGTATTGTTCAAATACCAAATGGCGGTACAGGACTAAGTAGTTACCCTACTAATGGTCAGTTATTAATTGGTAATACAGCAGGCCAAAAATATGATTTAAGAACTTTAACGGCTGGCACAGGTATAACCATTACTAACGGCGCAGGTAGCATAACTATTGCTGGCACAGGTGGTACGGTTACTAGCGTGTCTGTAGTGTCTGCTAATGGCTTTGCTGGTACGGTAGCTACAAGCACTACTACACCTGCTATTACACTAACTACGACTGTTACAGGTATTCTTAAAGGCAACGGTACAGCAATTAGCGCAGCAGTAAGCGGTACAGATTACGCACCAGCTACAAGTGGCACATCTATTCTGTACGGCAATAACGCAGGTGGGTTCAGTAATGTCACCGTAGGCACAGGGTTAACCTTTGCAACTGGCACGTTAAGCACAAGTGGCACCGTAACAACAAACGCACCAGTTACCAAAACGGCTAATTTTAGTGTAGCATCTACAGATACATGGTTAATAAACAATAAGACAGGTTCTACTTGCACGGTTACGCTACCGTCACCATCGGCTAACACAGGGCGGGTTTTATATTTTATTAACTATCAGAATCAATCATTAGTGTCCGCGTCTAGTAATGTTGTATCAAGGGCGGGTGGAGCTGCGGGTACAGCCATACTAGATAACGTAGCAGGTAATTGGGCAACCATTGTGTCAGATGGCACAAGCTGGATTACAACGCAAGCCGCAACATACAACAACTTATTGCTAGAATAATATGCAAATTGAGATGAACGTCACTTACGGACAAGGGTTTTTACCTAATAAGTCTTTTGACTTAAAAGGTAAGATTGAAGTCCTTGAGGATGCTTTTTTACAGCAACCGCAAATTGATTGTCCTGTTGTGCATCGTTTTGGCCCTAACATCTATATTCGTGAAGTAACTATCCCCGCTGGATCATTTTCAATTGGTCATTACCAAACTACAACACATTTAAACAATATGTTGGCTGGTAGGGTTACAATGATCAATGATGATGGTACGCATACTGAATTAACAGCGCCACAAACTTTTGTAAGCAAGCCAGGGCGCAAAATTGGGTATATCCATGAGACTGTAATTTGGCAAAACATTTACGCAACTAACGAAACAAATATAGAAACTTTAGAATCTATGTTTTTAAATAAAAGCGAAACTTGGCAAGAACATCAAAAAAATAGGCAATTATTGCTATCTTTTGACCATTCTGAAGATATTGCGGATTATTACGTTGCTATTGCCGAATACGGTTTTGACCAAGAAACAGTACAAAAACAAGTTCAAAATTTAGATGACCAATGTGATTTTCCGTTAGGTAGTTATAAAGTAATGGTTGCGCCATCAAATATAGACGGGCAAGGGTTATTTGCTACAGGAAACATTGTTGCAGGAGAAATAATTGCCCCCGCTAGAATTAATGGGTTGCGTACTCCTGCGGGTAGATTTACTAATCATTCAAAAAATCCCAACGCAATCATGATTTTGTTGGATAATGGTGATATAAATTTAGTAGCTGCTACAACTATTGACGGTTGTCAAGGCGGTAATTTAGGTAAAGAAGTTACAATTGACTATCGTCAAGCGTTAAGTTTAGCGATAAGGAGAAATTAATATGTCTGGAATTGCAACCGTAATAGGCGGTAGTGCTATATTAGGCGCTTATACCGCTAGTCGAGCATCTAGCGCGCAATCACAAGCAGCAGGCGAAGCTACGCAAGCACAACGAGATATTTCTGGTCAACAAACAGAAATTCAACGTGATATTGCTGAAAAACAATTAGCCTTGCAACGCGAGCAATATCTAAAACAACTTGAGCTAAATGAACCGTTTAGGCAAGGTGGCCTTACTGGTCAAAATATGTTGCTAGCGCAGTTGCAAGGCCCATACGGTTCAGCTAAGTTTGGCGGTGTGCCAGGCTACGACCCAGCGTCTGCTATGAAAGATTTTGGTGGCGTTGCGGGTTACGATCCAGCATCTGCCATGAGAAACTTTGGCGCGTCTGATTTCCAAACTGACCCAGGCTATGCGTTTCGTTTATCCGAAGGTATGAAAGCGCTTGACCGTACAGCAGCGTCAAGAGGTGGTTTGTTGTCAGGCGCCACTCTTAAAGGAGCGCAACGCTACGGATCTGATTTAGCATCGCAAGAATATGGTAACGCTTACAATCGTTTTCAAGCTAATCGTGCTACGCAATCGCAAGAGTATCAAAATGCGTTTAACCGTTATCAAGCCGAACGTGCAGCAAAAGAACAAGGTTACGGTAACGCGTTTAATCGTTTCCAAACTGAAAGAACTAACACGCTTGCGCCGTTGCAAAGTCTAGCAGGTGTAGGACAATCAGCTACTCAACAAGCCCAACAAGCAGCGCAAAATTACGCTACAGGAGCCACTAATACATACGGTACTTTAGGCGCAGGGCAAACAAGCGCGTTAGGTGCATTTGGTGCTGCTCAAGGCAGTAATATTATTGGCTCAGGTAACGCAAGAGCATCTGGCTACGTTGGTGGGGCTAATGCGTTAAGTGGTGGTGTTGGTCAAGCGTTAAATTTTTATCAAAATCAAAATTTAGTAAATCAATTAGCAGCTAACCGCGGTGGAAATTATTTAACTGGCCCTACAACAATGGATTATTCTACACCGCTTACTTACGGTGGAACTGGGATAGGATAAGGAATAAATATGGCAACTATTGATCCAAATATTGCAATGGGCTACAGGCCCGTTCAAATTGAAAATCCATTAAATCAATTGGCGGCAATGACGCAAATTCAAAGTGGACAACAAGGTCAACAGCTTAATGCGTTAAAAATGCAAGAAGCGCAACAAGATATAGAAAATCGTAATGCTTTGCGCGGATTAGATCCTAACGACCCCGATTATATTAATAAAATATCTAGAATTGATCCTGCGCTAGGATTTCAATTTGCGCAAAAACAAGCCGAAGCAAAAAAAGCAAGTTTACAAGCTACTAAACTTCAAGGCGAAATTAGCGCGCAAGATTTAGAACACAGTAGAGAAGCGTTTAAAAATTTAGTGTTTAACCCGTCTGATAATAATGTTTTAGCGCATTTAGAGGATAGCGTTAAAAAAGGTAAAATAACACCTGACGCAGCTAAACAACAATGGCAATCTGTAGCGTCTATGAATGAAGCGCAACGTAAAGAACATTTTACAATGCTTGGCACTAAAACTGACGAATTTTTTAGACAACGCGCGCCTACAACTGAATTTAGAAATTTCCAACTTGGTCAGCAAAATCCAGATTTTTTAGCTAATCAAATTGCATTAAAACGTGCAGGAGCCGCATCAACACAAGTTAATTTACCACCACAACCAAAAGCCGAACAAGAAGCGCGCGGTAAATTTCTTGTTGACGACTATAAAACTATAGCTACTACGGCTAGAAATGCGGCTAAAACATTACCTGCTATTGATACCAATATATCTTTATTAGATAAAGGTTTTAAAACAGGGTTTACCGCAGAAACACAAGCAGGCGCTGCGAGTATATTAGGCGCATTAGGTATTCCAGACGCAAAAGACTTTGCTACAAATGCTCAAATTTTTAGAGCTAAAACAAATGACATCGTATTACAAAAACAATTAGAACAAAAAGGCGTGCAAACCGCTGCCGACGCAGACCGTATTACAAGCACAGGCGCGCAACTTGGTAATACTCCTGAAGCCAATAGATTTTTATTGGACGTTGCTAAAGCGCAACTTAAACGCGATATTGACCAACGTAATTTTTACGATAAATGGTGGGAAAAGAATAAGACTTACGATGGCGCTGAAAATGCTTGGTACGCTAGCGAAGGCGATAAGTCTTTATTTGAACGCCCTGAGCTTAAAAAATACAACGTAGGCGCGGCAAAACCATCTGGCCCAAGTGGCGTACCTTCCGCAGCGGTTGATATGCTTAGAAAAGACCCAAATTTAGCCTCGCAATTTGATGCTAAGTATGGCGCAGGCGCAGCAGCTAAAGCATTGGGGCGCTAAATGGCTGCTAATCCTTTTGACCAATTTGACGCCGCTCCTGTTGCAAAAAGTAATCCTTTTGATCAATTTGACATGCAAACGCGTCAAAATGTTGGTGCTGAACCACAACGCCGTAATTACGCCATAAGTGAAGTTCCTATGGCAGCGGTAACAAATATACCTAAAAGCACGGCTGAAGCGGCAATGGGTATATATCAAGCTGTTACAAGTCCAATTGAAACTGCCAAAACTATTGGCGATGTTTTAGCAGGCGGTGTTTACAACATATTACCCAAAGAAGCCGTTAGTTTTATAGATAAATTTGATTCTAACCCCGCCAATAAAGAACGCGCTATTAAAACTGCTAACGCCGTTGGTGGTATTTATACAGATCGTTATGGCGATTGGGAAAAAATTAAACGTACAATGGCTGAAGATCCTATTGGTGCTATTAGTGATTTATCCTTATTATTCTCAGGCGGTGCAGGCGCGGCAAGTAAAGCTGGGATGGCTAAAACAGCAGGTGCATTAACAACCGCTGCATCGGCTACAAATCCAATTAATGCTTTAGTAAAGCCTGTAGAAATGATGGCTAAGTCTAAAAATGCTATGCTACAGTCACAAAAAGAAGCCAACGCTGTTCGTGACGCAAATGTTCTTGCCGCGCAAAGAGAAGGTTTTGTTGTAACGCCTGGTAGTTTAACGCCTACTGGCGCAAATGTTGTAAAGGAACGAATTGCAGGTAAAACTCATTTAGAACAACTTGCGTCTATTAAGAATCAACAAATGGCGGATAAAGTAGCGCGCCGTGCAGTTGGTTTACCTGAAAACTCGCCATTAACGCCCGAATCAATGAAAGATATTCGCGCGACAGAATATGCTAAAGGTTATGAACCTGTTAAAAATTTAGGTAATATTGTTGCAGATACAGTTTATTTAGATGATCTAGCTAATATTCAGTCAAAATATACAGGCCCATCTAAATCTTTCCCTGAAGCTGTACCTGACGAAGTGGGTAAATTAATTTCTAGGTATCAGGTTGAAAAATTTGACGCAGCGGATGCTGTAGACGTCATTAAAAATTTACGTGAGCAAGCTAGCGGTAATTTTAGAAAAGGCGAAAATGCTTTAGCTAAATCGCAACTTGATATATCTACGGCTTTAGAAGGTCAAATTGCTCGTAATTTAGAAGCATCGGGCGACCCTAAATTAGCAAATTTATTAGAACAATTTAAAGCGTCACGTCAACGCATGGCAATTAGCCATACGATTGAAGATGCTATTCGTGTAGGTTCAGGTTCTGTAGACGCTAAAAAATTAGGCCGAGATATTCAAAACGATAAATTTATGACAGGCGATTTAAAAACTATAGCTGAATTTGCTAATACCTTTCCTAGAGTTAACGTACCCCCTAGTACAATTGGTACGCCAGGTGCAGCAACAGTTGTAGGCCGTAGTCTTAGTGGCGGCGCTGGCGCTGTTGCAGGCGCGTTAGCTGGTGGTGGCCCAGGTGCATTTGTAGGTGCAATTGCGCCAGAATTAATTTCAGCAGGGATGCGACAATATATGTTATCAAAAATGGGTCAACAAAATATATTACCTAAGTACGATAAATATAAAAACTTGTCAAAAGGATTAAGCGATGAAGGCGTTCGTAACGCTTTAATAGCTATACAGGCGGGAGAACTTGCCCGTGAGAATAAAAACGCACTTGCAAGGTAATTATGGAAGCCGAGAACAATACACGAATTAGCGTGCATGAAGCAGTATGCGCGGAACGATATAAGCGCATCGAGGAATTATTTGCTATTGGTGAAAAGCGTATGCAACGAATCGAG